AAGCAATTGATTGGGATAACCTAAGCTATGAAGAGTATATGGATAAGTCATCTACTTTAGTTGGTACAGGAAGAACCTTTGCTAAAGCGGCTATGTTATTTATGGGACCATTTGCCTTATTTCCTATGGCGGCTATGGCACACCAAGATAAAAAAGCACTATTAGGGGCTACTAAACTTTTAAACTCTGGATTATTAAATGCAGAACAAATTGCGGAACTTAAAGCTAGAACTGAGGGCATAAATAAACACGCTGGTGGTTTAGTCAATAACTTATTAGGTGATGTATTTGGTGGTGTTATTGATGCAGTAGCAGGTGCTTTAGGTAAATTGCCAGAAGAAGTAGCGGAAGTTAAAAAGGTTGCTGTAGAAACTGGTGCTAATGTAGACCCAACACCTAGAGTATTTTTACCACAAAACACAGGCATGCCTTTAACAAAAGCAAATATTCCACTACCCTTTGATGTTGAATCTACAACGGATACTACTGGTGTAGTTACACCTGACCCTTATTCGTTAGCAAGTAGTGAAAAGGATAGGTTTTTACCACCACCCCAAACAGCAGATGATGGATATACAAGTTTACCTATAGCTGGTGCAGATGGTCCTACACCCTATCAGTTATCTTTAGAAAACCAATCTCCTGCAGCACAAGAAGCAAGAGCAAGTTCCTATGATTACACAGGAATGCAACGCCCTTCTACTGGTCCTGATCCAATGATACAACCATATATAGCACCTTCAGTACAACGTGCTGATCCATTAATTAATACTCCTACTATAGATTATACAACACCTTCTGGTACACTACCTTTTATGCAGTCTGTAGCAGACCAAAGAAATATGGCATTATCTCAGACTGATGCAATGTTACGAGGTAGCAGTGCTGACCCTCTAATAGAACCCTATGTAGCACCTTCAGTACAAAGTACTGTAGGATCAAGGCCAGTATATGATACTACAACTGCTCTGGGTAAGAGGGCTATTGAAGCTTCTTATTTGATTCCTACAGGTGATCCAGAAATTAATGCATCACCTACTACTGCATTTCCTAGAAATAGACCACCTAGTGTTGGTGGTGGTGCGGCTTCTAACTATGGCGAAGGTTATACACCACCTACACCACCTACACCACCAAGAGGTGCAGACCCATCTCAAGTAACAGCAGATGATGGATATAGTCCAGTACAAGGACAGGATCAGTATACTTTAGCAAGCAAAGAAGGTGATCGTTTTATTAAACCTGCAGGTACAGATACTGAAACTTCGCCATTGGATATTGCAGAGACTGCTAAGTTAGATATTACAGAAACAAAGCCAGTTACAGAAGAAAAAACTGGATTGGGTGTTAAGGTGAGTAAACCTAAACAAGCATATAAAGCTGGTCAATCTAATCAAGCAACTGCATGGGAAAACTTACCTGATGTAAATTTAGGTCAAGCTTATGAGTTAAGCGAAAGATATAAAACTACAGGTGGTACTACAGTAGATAACTATGTAGTAGGTGCTGTTTCAGATGGTAGTTCTACAGGTATACTTTCGGATGCTGAAGGTTACGCTATTAGATCAGATACTGGTAGAAATGTATTTGTAGATGAGCAAGGTGAGTATCATAGACCTACAATAGGAGAGATCATAAAGAATGGTCCGAGGTTTAAACAACGTAATGTAGGTACATACGATAAAAGTAAAATTAGTATTGCTAGTACTGATAGAGTTTCTACAGTTACTGCTGCTAGAAAAAATGAGTTATCACCAGCTTCTAAGGCTAAAATAGGTAAAGATGCTAGTGGTGGTGATCCTAATATGAAAGGTGCTGTATGGTACAACCAACCGGGTACTAACGTATTAACTCGTAAGTTCCCAACAGCGGCTGAAAAGAAAAAGATAAAAGCTGAACAGGCAAAAGAAGCTCAAAAATCTAGTAACATAGAAAAAACTAAGAAAGCTGTTGAGGCTAAAAAAGCTGAGGATGCTAGGATTAGAGCAGAGTCTATTAAAAGAGCTAATGAAGCTTATGCCCAACAACAAGCGGCAAAAGTGGCACAATCAAGTAGTAGCAGTAGTAGAGATAGACGAAAGAAACAAGCGCAAGCAGCTGCGTCTAGTTATACAAAATCGGCAGTTTCAAGAAACGCTGGTGCAGATGGACAAGTGACTAAAGAAACATATAAAGGCGGTGGGTTTTAATGGATTTTGAAGAGTATAAAAATGAAGTATCTGGTAGGTTTGATACACTACAAGATGAGGAACGTGAGCAATTAGTTGAATTGTTAGGAAGTCCTATAGGAGAACTTTTGATAAGTGTGTTAGGAACAGAACTGTTGGACTTAGGTACACCAGATGTCATTGAACCTACTGCACCTGTAAGACGTGGATTAGCAGCACCAATTATTTAATCTCTGCTAAATTTGAACTGGCTACCCTTCCCCCTACCAACGCTAGGCTACGGCGGCCCCAGTATGAAAGACTGAAACATGAATGATAAAATAATGGCAGAAGAAGTAAAGCCAGAAACTAAAGTTGCATTTGCAAACCGTAAGTATTCTAATGAAGATAAGCGTAAGATGGAAGAGGAAGAACTCGAACAACTTATGGCTGAACAAAAAGGTGAAGTAGCAGAAACTACAGAAGAAACAGTAGAAGCTGAACCAGCCAATGCAGAAGAAAAAAGTTTTAAGAAACGCTACGGTGATCTTAGACGACATATGCAAGACAAAGAAAAAGATTGGGATGACAAGTTTAAAACGTTACAGCGTCAACTTGAAGATTCAACTAAACAAGAAATTAAACTACCTAAGTCTGATGGAGACATTGAAGCTTGGGCAGAACAATACCCAGATGTAGCGGCTATAGTAGAAACTATTGCAATTAAGAAAGCAAGAGAACAAGCCGCTGGATTAGAAGAACGTGTAAAAGAAATTGATGAAATGAAAGCTGATGCAACACGCAAGAAAGCTGAAGTAGAGTTGATGACTGCACACCCTGACTTCGGTGAAATCAGAGATGATGATGCATTTCATGATTGGGTAGATGAACAACCTAAGTGGGTACAAGACGCATTATATGAGAATGCCGATGACTCACGATCAGCATCACGTGCAATTGATTTGTACAAAGCTGATATGGGTATTAAGAAAACAAAACCTGCGAGCAACAATAAAGATGCCGCACGTTCAGTAAACAGTCGTAGTAACAATAGTGCACCTGATTCAGAAGATTCTAAGAATGTATATAAAGAATCTCAAGTGAATAAGATGACACCACAACAGTATGAAAAAGCTTCCGATGCTATTATGGAATCCATTCGTACTGGTAAGTTTATTTACGATATGTCGGGCAATGCTCGATAAAGCTATTGACATATAATATATTTATGATATAACTATATGTACAATGTAGTAGTGTGACCCCTAAGACACAGGTTACTCACACTACGACTAAACCCACGCAAACAACAATATACTTCTTGACAACCTAATGTCTTATGGCCCGTTATACTGAAGGTAGGCCAACTTTCATAGTAACGCACCCTACAAGTACTTAGCCTCTATATAAGTGAATAGTCGTTTGCATCTGTAATCTAGTGCTAAAGGAGAATTAAAATGGCATTTGGAAAGGCTTCGGGCTACACAAACTTACCGAACGGTAACTTCTCGCCCGTTATTTACAGCAAACAGGTGCAACTTGCATTTCGCAAATCTGCTATCTGTGAAGCTATCACTAACTCTGACTATTTCGGAGAAATCGCTCAAATGGGCGACTCAGTAAAAATCATAAAAGAACCTGAGATTTCAGTAACTGCGTATCTACGTGGTACTACTATCTCGACACAGGACCTTTCAGATAACGATTTTTCACTAACAATCGACAAAGCAAACTACTTTGCATTTAAAGTTGATGACATCGAAGAAGCGCACTCACATGTAAACTTCCAAAGCTTGGCTTCGGATCGTGCGGCATATCGTTTGGCTGATCAGTATGACCAAGATGTTCTTGGTTACTTATCTGGTTACAAACAGTCTGCATTACATGCAAACGCTGGTGCAGTAAACAATGTAGTAAATGGTACTAAAGCTAACTCAGCAGCTGGTTCAGACGAACTACTTGCAGCGAACAAGCTTATCAAAGGTTCATTTGGTAACATCACAACAACTTCTGCTGGCGATCATGCGATTCCAGTTGCAGCACGTCTGCCGGGAGCTACTGCGTTACCTACAGCTACTGTTTCACCAGCTATGTTGGTGGCACGTATGAGCCGTTTGTTAGACGTTCAAAACGTAGACACTCAAGGTCGTTGGATCGTAATTGACCCAGTGATGATGGAAGTGCTTCGTGATGAAGATTCACGTTTATTAAATGCTGACTTCGGTGGTGATGGCCTAAAGAATGGTCTAGTCTTGAACAACTTCCACGGTTTCCGTGTATACGTTTCAAACAACTTACCATCAGTAGGTACTGGTGCATCTACAACAGGTGCGGCTAACCAGAACACTAACTACGGTGTTATCTGTGCTGGTCATGACTCTGCGGTTGCAACTGCGGAACAAATCAACAAAACTGAATCATACCGTGATCCAGACTCATTTGCTGATATTGTTCGTGGCATGCATCTATATGGACGCAAGATTCTTCGTCCAGAAGCATTAGTCACTGCTAAATACAACTTAGCATAATATAAAATATTGTAGGTGGGCTGGGAAACTAGCCCACTTATATTTGTAACAGTAGGAATTAGTATGGCTTCGTATATAAATCTAGTGAATGAGTTACTTCGTCGTCTTAACGAGGTTGAGATTGGTGAGGCTGATTTTGCCACAACTAAAAATGTACAGTCATTAGCTAAAGATTCTATTAATTCTTCAGTACGTGAGATACTACAAGAGGCACAAGAGTGGCCTTTCACATTAGTAACTTACGAACAAACACTTGCAGTAGGCACAAAGACCTACGACTTCCCTTCTGACTATTCTAAAGCAGATTGGGAAACATTTTATTTAACTAATGCACAATCTGCACATCCAACACAACTGCCTAGCATTTCGTATGAATCATATATAAGTGATAGAAGAAGTCTTGATGATGTAGCTGGAACAGATGGTTATCAAAAACCTGATGTAGTATATAAAACACAAGAAGATAAGTTTGGTGTTTCACCTGTACCAGATAATACTTACATTATAGAATACAGATACTGGAAAGTACCTGCTGATCTAGTGCTAAGTACTGATGTGTGTATTATTCCCGATAGATTTAAACATGTAGTACTTGACGGTGCTATGATGTACCTAATGCACTTTAGGTCTAATGAGCAATCAGCACAGTTACACGATGCTAAGTTTAGAACAGGCATTAAATCTATGCGTAGATTACTAGTAGATAGCAAAGACTATTTACGTTCAACTGTAATACATAGATCAGGTAACTCTTTATATAAGAATATTATTTAAATGGCAGATAGACTAAGTACATACTTATCAGTTTGTGCTGGGGGGTTGGTCACTAATATAGACCCGCTAACCCAAGCCACTAACCTATCGGGTAGTGCTATAAGAATGATTAACTATGAACCTGCCCTTTCGGGTGGGTATCGTCGTATTAGTGGTTATGCTAATGACTACGGTACTGTTCCCGGTACAGGTGCTATACTTGGCCTTACAGTCAATGGTAATTTACACGATGGTATATTTGCCTGTAGAAAACCTACGTCAGGTCATGATTACTTATACAGATGGCAGAACTCTAATAGTTCTTGGGTAGCTATAGCAGAAGCTGGTAATCCTGATATGACTAATGTTAGTAGGATTCGCTTTACTAGTTTTAACTGGTCAGGAGAAGTTATACTACTTACGGATGGTGTTAATCCAGCGGCAACGTATGATGGTACTACTTACACACAGATTACACATACGAATGCTCCTAACAACCCTAAGTATTCAGAAGAGTTTAGTTCCCATGTATTTTTATGTGGCGATTCTTCTGAACCATATAACTTACATTTTAGTGCTCCTGTCAATGCCTATGATTTTGATGCAGGTAGCGGTGCTGGAGTTATTAATGTAGGTTTTACTATAACTGCCATTAAAAAGTTCCGTAATCAA